CCATTCCATCAGGAATGCAATCTTCAGGAAAAAGGAGTACACCTTTAGCTGATGCACGCATAATCCAATCGTACATAGTAATAAGACGGTTGATGTATCTTTGCTGGTCGATAACATCAGATACAAAGCTGTGTATTTCTCCATCTATAAAAGGATAAGCCTTAAATACATACGGCTGTCCTTTATGTGCATAGGGCGTTTCTCCTTCTTTAAGAATATCACCTAATGGAGTGAGATAGTAATAATACCAATAACTGTCAACAAACCATTTTGCCTGGATAAGAGGTATGTCATTTTTATCCATTCCTTCTGCAAGACCTTGTTCTAGTCGTGCTTTGTTTACATTTATTACATCTTCCTGATATTGATCTTCTTCTATTTTGAATATTTCACCGTTATTATAGTCATGACACCGATAGCGTGCTTTTGTTTCTTTACGCCATATCTCTATGACACGACAACGGGAAGAATCAGGATTAAACAGAAAATCATAGCTTTTTGGACGTGCGTAGCCAAATTGTTCACAATTTAACGATAGAGCTTCTTGGTCGTGAGCGCTATCATATATTTTTCTTAGACGGTCATAATCAGCAGGAGTCTCTGCAAATTGAGAACAAAGGGTACCAAAATCTACATCATGTATTTCTCCCAGAAGGCTGACATCCCACCCTCGAAAATCACGCATATTGTTGTCAATAAAGAAATTATTGGGCTGGACATAGTCCGTCCAACAATCACATTTGTTGTTTCTCCATCCAAACCATTTCCTGTGCACGATAAACCCGGAAATAAGAAATTCTTCCATAGAACGTGCATACATATCATTCATACGGTTTAACTGCATATTACATTGAAGAACCGTACTCATAGTTTCACCTAGCTTCTGTTCGTCCCGGTCTCTTGCCGTGCACGTTGGTTCTTTGTTTTGACTCCGGTATACACCTAGAATAGTATTAACAAGTTTGCGGATAATATTATTTTTCAGAGGGACACTACCCTGTTTCATGATGTATTCTGATTCCGTCATATGATGCCCGTCTACGACTACCTCATCATCCCATTGATCACCATAGGTATAGCGTTTGTTACGTTCACGTTCCCTTCGGAAACGATTCATATTATCCCATGCATGCTGTGCTTGCATAAGCAAATCAATTGCCCGTCCATTTCCATAGCTTTTGGCAGTAGCTACACTGTCAATATCACTTCGTTTTGGCATGACAGCTTTAAGAGATCTCAATTTTTCTTTTGCCATTGTATTTGCCTTTATTGTTAATGCCTATAAATTTAATTGCAAAGATAGGCAATCAAAACACAGAGACTACTTTAACTCTTTACCGTTGTCACGAACGATCTGGTTAGCTTGTTCTTTCAAATCCCAAATTTGCTGTTCTATAGTTGAATCTTCTATGCCATTGTCATTCATGGCCCTTTGTAATTTACTGATTTCGGAATGGAGATACTTAAAGGTCTGCATGTTTTTATATTCATCGCTTTTATAAAGTACATTGAGCTTATCCAGGTACTCCGCTCTGTCCATTGCAGATGTGCCAGCAGCTGATATAATCTTTTTATATCCATTTTCCTGCTGAGTCATCTGCCTTTGCATGTTGAGGTTATCATAAAACTCTTGATTGATAGCTCGCTCATGCGTATGTTTATCACCCGATTTCACCAGACGATTAGCTATAGGTATGTTTCGCCAGTCAAAATTCATTTTTCCAGTTCCCATATCTATAGAATTACTAGCTTTATTTAAGAAAGATATAGCGCCACCGAAGTAACCTTCGGCAATACTTTCCACAACTGCAGGATTGTTAAGGATGTTATCAGCCCACCCCTTTTTATAATCATCACCTCCTGTTGCTTCGTTGATTGCTTTGGAAAGGTCAACAAGATGCCGGTTGGTCTTGCTAGGTGCTTTGGTCCACTCAGGCATATTTTTATTAAATTCATGATCCTTGTAAATAGGAACTCCGGTCCAATCTTTGTTACGATAGGCTTGCCATACTGGAGATACAAAGCTTGGTACCATATTTGAAACAGGATCAAATCCTTCACCTTCAAGTAAGTCTACCGGAAGTGCTTGTGAAACCTGTTTAGCCATTTCAAGTGCCAGCTCACTATTAGAAAGTCTTTCCTTTCCTGTAATGACATTATTGGCAAGTTCTCCCATTCCATAAAGTGTACGGAACTCAACAGGAAGAGGAAGTGATATGTAGCTTTTACCCGGACCTTTGATAATAACATTTGAGCGACGAACATAATCAGGAAGGTCGTCATACTGACTATGATCTTTATCATCATCACCATTACCACCGGCACTTCCCATTAAAGCTGGTGCAACGAAACCTAATATGAAATAAGAAGCTACTAAGGATGAAAATTTTGCTGGATGTTCCTTTGCTGCACGAATGAGGTTTGTAGAACCTTGTACACCAGCATTAAAAAACACGAACATGGTTCGAAACAGTTCGCTGCCACCTGCTGCAAAATTACCAAGTCTGGTTTGACCGGGTTTTCCAAGAAATGTACCGCCGGACCCTTTTTTATTAAAGTTTACACTTATCTCCTTGGCATCATATACACTTCTTTGAATGCTTTTGTTTTCTTCTCGGCTAGTCATGTAAGCTGCAAATCGCGTACAATTCTCTACAGAACGGTTAATAATATCAAATCTGTCTAGCAAGGCCTTAGCCTTATGCAATTGGCTATTATTCAAATCCTTTTGTAGCTTCTTTTTCGTGTTCTCAATATCCTTAATGTTGCTGTAACCTGTTTCGCCACCACCACGCATAAAATTATTAAATTCCTTTTCAATTTTATCATTCATATCCAATGTATTATGGTTATACTTGTGATAAAGTCTTGCCATAAATGCTGGATTGTATTTGACGTAGTTCTTATTGAAATTTATAGCATATCTAGGTTTTTCCTTTACCCATACCATGGAGTTTCCATAAATAGCATCACGGACAAAGTTGCTAGCAATAAAATCTGGATTACGTGTAGTATAAAAAGCGCTCAACTCTTTATTTACATATTCAGCAGCATTTTTAACAACGCCCCATACGCCAGTATAGTCACTGTGTGGATTGGTTAACCCATTTAAAGCCATCGATGCCCGTGGATTAGCATTAATCGTAAGTACATATTCGTGTCCGCCACGTTTAACTATTACTTGATGAGAACTTAGTTCATTAGAAAGAAGCCTATAGGGAACGTTTACATTGCCACGAATACGTTTAACTTGTGGATCCTCCTTCTCTGATTCTTTTTCCATCTGTTTGTTGAATTCTTCAACAATATCATTTACCTCCTCTGGTGTAGCATTGTCAGGGATATTAGGGAAAGTTGTTACCCAATCTCCTGTTGCCGGATCTTTTCTTATCCACATATCACTGATACTTACAAGATCACTCGGACGATTTTGAATAAAGTTCAGAAACTGTTGCTTCATTAGATTTCGATTCCCCTGTAATATTGCGCTATCAGCCATATTAGCAATATATGCAAACGGATTGTCAGCCTTGCTGCTCCGGCCATTGGCTCGTTTCATAGGAGCATTAAAAGCAGACTTTTCATCACGAATATAAGCATATACTTCATCTGCTGTTTTCTCATTAAATCCTCTCAAAGGTACATAATAATCATACATTTGATTTATATTATCAAGGGTTGCTTTGCTAATAAGGCCACTTGTGTACATTTTATCTAGAGTCGCCTGTGTTGCTTTATGAATAGCTGTATCTAACGGTTGGGTATTATGGTTCTTTTCGAATGCATCAACATCACGGTAAGCATCAAAAGTTGCACCACTAACGTCGTCGTGATTATCGATTTCATCATCATAAAGAGATGTTAATCCACTGTAATCTCTTGCAGAAAGGTCTGCACCAAATTCGTTAGTAGCAATACCATCAAGCTCTTTTTGTTTATGATACCAATCTTCGTTTTGTTTTTCTCTAATATCATTCTTACGCTGATTCCATTTCTTAAGTTGATCCAAATCTATATTACCGGTTTTATGATCAGTAATAGCATTACGCACTGCCATTTCACGATTACGTTCAATGCCATGTTTTGCCATTGCATAATCACTGATCTGCTCCATGGAAACACCCTCTTTATTTTGCAGGTTTCTCAATGACTTCATCAGCGGTGTATAATAATCACGAGCATATCTATTAGCTTCATCCTGATCACGTGAAGAAAGTGCATTTTCTGCCATATATGGATTCTCCCAATCTGCAATCTCTTTTTGTCCGCTATGCTTTTGAATAATACCCATGAGTTTTTTAAGACTCAACATGCTGTCTTGAAGGGCTTCTTGTATTTGATAACGACTTTTGGATAGTACGTTGTCATACTCTTCTCGAAGCCCCTTTACGACATTTCCCAGCTCATCATCATCCTTATCACGAAAACGGTCTGTGTCTGCAACATTTTCAGTATTGACTTCACTCTTAGCATAATTACCTACACCCAGATGATTTTGCGTGGAAATATCTTCGGCTTTATCAAATATATTCCTGTATGGATCCTGGCCTTCCAGATTCTTATAACTTCGCCAAAGAACATAACGAAGGTCATTATCTGATAGAGCATGCTTCAACTTGATACCAGCTTTAGCAAGCATATTAAGGAAAAGATCCTTCACTTTTCCCCACCAGCCCTGTTGCATGGCACGTTCAAAGTCCGTATCCTCTGCAAGTGAAGCAAGGTGTTCTTCTGTTGCAATACTGAAATCACCGTTATACTTTTTCAAAGCAAGGTTTGCAATCTGTTTTCTTACTTCCTCATTAGAATTGATATAGACGTTGTTTAGGAAGTCATTAAAGTGTTGGCCAAAGAGCTTCCTTAAACCATAATGCGCTACTCCTTCGTGCAGCAATGTACGAATGACATCATCTATTGATGTATGATTTGGCAACACAACAACTATTTTACCGGTCTTTAGATCATACCACCCTTTAGCCTTTGCACGTCTGCCTTCAAGATGATCTGTAGATGTCAAAACTGAAACGTTGTTGTCCAAATTAAGTTTATGGGCAAATTTATCTATGGCTGCCTGTGCATTATTTGTTTTCTGTTCTATATGGGCCTGTTGTTCCTTAGTATATTTACCTGTTTCTGGTTTAAGGTATTTGCTCCAAGGTTCAACAATAATTCTGTTCCCATCAGGAGAAATAGAGGAAACATAATTCTCATATTTATTCCTGAAGGCATCAAGCAATTGTTCTTGAGAAGGATAAGTATCATTAAGACCATCTACAGAATATTCAGCTTTATTTTTATCCCAATTATAATCTTTATGGATAGCAAAACCTTGGCCATCATCAAAAGAAATACCTTCACGGTATCGTGTATCGTCAGTATTGTCATTATCAGAGAGTTTGGTCGCAGCCTTAACTTCGTTATCCATTTTAGCATATTTGGCTTCTTTTGCTTCAAGCTCGTCTTTCATCTTTTCATTGTAATCCTCAAACCGGTCTTGTGCTTTTTGCAGATCATCAGTAAATTGGAAAGGTTTTCCTTCACGCTTTTCAATTTGTGATAATTCATCCTCCTGGCGCTTGATGTCGTTTTCTGCATATTCTTTCTGTTCCTTAAAGTCTTTCCCTGAAAGAACATTCTCTTTTATATCATCAAGTGCATTGCGAAGATATCCTTGTCTTACAGGAATATCTTTTAAATTTAGTTCAGGACAACTGTATGTCATTGTACGATGAATGACAGAGGCAAGATTACCGTTTTTGAATTCAGTTTCCTTTGTAAGATCAGTATGCATAACAAAGTCGAATCCATTTACTTTCATCTGTAAAGTACCAGTACTTTTATCCTCTCTTTTACCTTTACGCATGGAAATCTCCGATTCTTTCAAATTTTTATTATAGTCTTTAAAAAAATCAGCCATCGCATCAATATTCTTGTATACATGCTTACCAACAGAAATACCTTCATCAAGTTTTCTGTTTTTTAATTGTTGCAGATTTTTATCGTTAATTTCTATACGAGTCTTGGCATCATTGATAATACCCTTAAGCCTCGGCTTTTGATGATGAATATATATTTGGTCCGCTTCCCATTGCTTTTTCTTTGCTTCTAATTTACGGACTTCACGCTCAGCCTGTTGTTTTAATAGTGCATACTGGCTACCTGATAATTGAGCAACAGTATCTCCAAACTGGTCATCCTCTTCCTCAATAGAACGATTTTCCATGCTATTTTCCATGAGTCTCTTACCATGCATAATACTGTCAGCTATTGCGCCTTTAGTCTTTAATCTTTGATATGCAGTAACATCAAGACTATCTTCTACACCAAATCGAATAACTCTTACCGGCAAGTTCATTGCTTTATGAAGATTCCCTTGGCGCAAAATTCGTCCCATCCGCTGAGTGTAATCCATAGGACGGTTAGGTGCATCCATGTGAATAAGAAGTTTCAAACGTTCTTGGATATTTACACCTGTGCCTAATGTAGACGTACTGCCCATTATAACACGAACATCACCAGCATTAACCTTTGAAAAAATATCCTCTTTCTTTTTGATACTCATGCCAGGACGCATGATGACAATCTGTTTTTCAGGTACACCTGCAGCTATAAGTTTACGTCTAATCTCATCATAAAGATTAAATCCACTTTGCTTATTTTGATAATTATCAGCAAAAATAGCACATGTGCCCTTGTAGTTTTTAGATTCGTCAAGAGCTTTTACCGTCTCTTTAACAGCTGCATTGGTTTTACTATTGGCTTCATCTTCTGCATCTTCCATTACAAGACGTGGATCAATAGCAGCAGCTTTAGCAATACTATACATTTTCAAAGGTATTGCACTGTTTGCACGTTTTTCTTTACCAGACATCTTGTCATATTTATCAAGTTCGCTTCTTACGAATTTCATAACACTTCTTAATGCTCTGGTCTGAGGAAGATAAACATCTGTAGCTTTTCCACCTTCAAGCTCCGGTATCTTTGTTTTTAGATCACTGGCTTCATCTGTGAGTACAGTATCACTGGCCCCACTCCAAATACGGACAAGTTCCGGCAGATTTAAATAGCCAATAAAACGATTGTTATCTTTATATTTACCGCTGGTTGTGAACTCGGTATGCTGGGAAATATTGCCAAAGTTACGTGCAAAATCATCGAAGTAGTAGATATCATATTGTTTCATGACATCGGCAGGCATAAGATAACGCATGAAGGTCCAGATTTCTGCTGCAGTATTGCTTATAGGTGTACCTGTAGCAAAAATTACATTTTTACCACCAGTTTTTTCCATAATGCTTTGGCATTTCAAGTAAACACCTTGAGACTTCTTGCTAAAACTAGGATCAATCCCCTTTACCCCTCTGGTCATGGCTGTGGCAAAACCGAGATGTTTATATTCATGGGCTTCGTCAACAAGTAAAGCATCTATGCCCATTTTATCAAAGTTATCGACATCATCAACTTTGCGATCAAGCATTTCTCGTGCCCTAACTTCTGCATTTTGTTTTGTTACGGCATCTTTTTTAGCGTCTCTTTGCTTATGTTTATCCGTGATAGATTGAGATAGTTGGCCAAGTTCGTTATTAAGTTTATCCACTTCATTCTGAGCATTTCGGATAGCAAAATTATCTGCATTAGCATCTTTCATTTGTTCAAGGATATCCATCTTTTCTTGTATTTTATCCTGAATGAAGGAAATTTGTCTTTCATCACTGTCAGGAATACGCTCTAATGTAGATTGTGGTATAACTATCATGTCCCAGTCATTATACTTTATCTTGGCATAAAAAGCCTTACGCCCTTCTGCGTCTCTGTCACCATCTTCAAGAGTAAGTATCTTTGCCTTTGGATAAAGAGACTTAGCACTAGAAACAAATTGGCCAACAGTAGCATTTTGTACTACGATCATAGGTTTGTTAGCTGTTCCTAGTCGTCTCATTTCCATTGCCGTAGTAATTAAAGTAAATGTTTTACCTGTCCCTACTTCGTGTGCAAGGAGTATATTTTGTGTGGTACCACGAACAGCAGCCTTGGCTTGATGTGGCCGTAAATGTATTTCATGATTTGCACCGGAGAAAAATTCAGGGACAAAATTGTCCGGTATTTCCTTTGGTACATAGTTATTAAATTTATCATTGTAAATCTTTTCATACTTTTCAGCCATTTCTGGGTTTTGCTGCATTTTTGAACGGGCCCATTCTTTAAAATCAGAACGAATTTCATCAATTTTAGTCGCACAGTTCTGGGTCGCATCCTTATCCGTGATAGTAGTAGACTCTCCCGTTATGGAATCTTTATAAGTATGAGAAACAACTATTGACTTATTTTGCATAGCTGCAGTAATCAAATCATGACCGAAAATGGTTTTATTTAATTTATCACTATGTACGCCCATTGAACGATTTTTCTCTGTATCGTAGTCATATACGTCTGGAATAATCCAAGTACCGCCAATATTTTGGGTCTTGATATCTACGCCCGTTTTATCCTTAATATAGTTATCATACAAAGAAGGCTCCAACCATGATGAACCAAGGGTGAAATCTATCAGATGGGATGGGATGTTCATTGGAATAACCTTTTGCAATGCTTTAATGTTGGCATTGTATTGCCCCTTTTCATTATTCTCTTTAGCCTGGTCTAGTTTCTCACGTACATTGCCACTTAGATATTCATAAGAAACCTCTAAATGCTGGTTTACAGGATTTTCAAAACCTAATCCTTGTGTAATAACATCATGTTTTAGATCTTCCTCACTTTTGTTAAGTTGTTGGCTCAAAAAGGGGAGATCAACACGACCGAATTTATAAATACTAGTAACAATCCCTTCTTTTACATTAGTCGGTTTAGGTTCTGTCTCTTTGGTAACAACACGTTTGCTAAAAATATCACTCTTTGTATATTTGAACTGGCGGCTGCCTCTATCATCATTGTATTCTTTGTATGATTCAAGAGCGGATATAGTAGAATAGTCAATATCATTTTTTAGGAAGGATATTGCAGTATTCTTATTAAAATGGCCATAAGTACCGATAAAGTTATCATAAACTTTATTTAGCTTATCAAGAAGTTGTTGTAACCCTTTATCATCTTCGTGAGTTGACTCGTAATTGAGGACCTCATTGACAGTATCTTTGATTGCTGTGTAACTATTAAAACAATCAACTTTAGAATGTCCTTTAACTTTCTTCCCGTTATCATTCAATGGTACAGCCTGACCATACGTAGCCACACATAGCTGACCGTCTTTGTTTACAAGAAGACTGCCTTCCTTTATATCCGGACCTAAATCTTCATAGACTTTTTCTTCATGTTCTTCTGTAGAAATTGTATTAGACTGGGCAACCTTGTTATCTGTATTCTTCATGTGGCTAACCCAATCTTCCATGCGTTGCTTCTGATTGATACCACGTTGTGGAAACAGACCTTTACTTGTTGGCCGGAATGTATCTCCATTTTCAAAACCAAAATTCATCACGCCTCCCATATTTTCAGGATGATTGATAAAATAGGCATTATAAACCATTGGAAGTTGCTTGTAAACAGTTTTCCCCTTCTTGATCTCTCCAGTATCATACTCTGCTGTACGTTCTGCAGATACATTACTAATGTCTATTGCATGTGCAGAAGTCTTTCCATTCAAACGTTTTCTGATAACAATAATATCACTGGTAGCAGATGTGCCTCCAAAAGTTTCATTGTTCATTCGGAAGGCTTCAATAGCATCAGCGTTACCATCACTGGTTATCCAATTACGAAGTTTTTGCGAGTTGTCTAAGGTACCATTAGAAGTAATAAAGATACCTATGCCTCCATCACGAAGTTTGCGGACATTCTTTGCAATGCAGAAATCATGTATATCATGAAATTTTTGGGAAAGATCCTTATCTCCTGTCGTATCTTGTACTCGAAGACCTGTAACAAAAGGAACATTGGTAATAGCAAGGTCTACAGATCCATTCGGTATTTTTGTTTTTTCAAATCCTTGTATATCTACTTTTGCATCTGGATAAAGAAGAGAAAGGATGTTGCCAGATGTGCCATCAATTTCAACAGCATGAATATTGCTTTGATCACTCATTTCTTTTGGCATCAGTCCTAGAATATTTCCAATGCCTGCTGATCCTTCTAGAACATTACCTCCCTTGAATCCAAGAGACTTAGCAATATCCCAAAGAGTATCGATAACATGCGCTGGTGTATAATAAGCGCTGTTTCGGCTCATTATAGCCTGATCATAAGCATCATCACCTAATAAATCACGAAGCTTTTGTGAGTTGGAATCATCCTCTTTAAAAGCCTTTCCAAGTCCTCCCCAGCCACTGAACTTTCGAAGTGTAGACATCTCATTGGAAGTCGCTTTGCGCCCTTCCGTAATGAGTTTCTGCATCAATTCAATGGCATCAATATTTGCCTGAATACGACTATCTACATCATGCGGGGCATAGTCTTTTCCTCGCTGAGCATGATTGTTACTTTGATTCTTTAATCGTTGAAGTCCAGACTGCACAGGCCGATCCGGTTCAGTGCTTTTTCTTCCTCCTCGCTGTTCAAGTCTTTGATTTTCTTCCCGGCTTCTTTCGCCACTTCCTGTCTGCTCTGTTGAAGATCCTCTTTGAGATTGACTATCGTTGGTTGACAATCTTTTGGAGCGTGACTCATTAGTTCTTTGTAATCCATCTTTATTTTCTTTTTTATTACTGTTAGAATCAAAGAAACCATCAAACAAACCTGGTTCCTTTTTCAAAGATACATCTTTTTTATCAGAAATTATTGGTTTCTGTTCTTTTTTCTTTAAACCATTTAAAAGACCTGCTGTTTTTGCCTGCTGTATTGTAGGCTTATGTTGTTCTATAGTTGCTTCGTTACTAATTTGTTCCGCAGTATCAAGCAAAGAAGGCCTAACTTCTTTTCCTTCTTTTCCAATTGTAGCAACATTAAAAGTTCTTACCTCATCATAAGGGGACATATCATTAGAAATATCATCCATTTCGGGCAGATCACGTGCTCCATTGTAAAAAGCTTTTAGATAAGGACGAATAGCATCTCCCATATCAGCAATCATCCCTTTAGCATAATCCGCAAATTTACGAGCTCCTTTTTCAATATGATATACAGCCATCTCTGTACCAATAGCAAGTATCTCAGGATCTATCCCCATATTGAGATTGTTGAGTTTCGCTTTCAGACGTTTTTTCAACTCCTCATATCGTTCATCTGTAACGAGACGGTTCTTTTGGGGATTAATAGTTGTATCTACTGTTTTGACAGCCCCATTTTGAACCATTCGATAATCAACAAAAGGTTTTGTCTTGCGATGTGAGCTGTCTATCCACTTTTTGAATTCTTCACGGCTAACTTCTGTTATAGGCCCGATTTTCCAGCCTTTTTCATATTGTGATGCATAAGCCTTCCGTGCAGCTTCCATAGAAGGGAAACCGTACATTACCTTGTGCTCATCAAACTTGCCTGTTTTTTGATCAACCTGATCAACTACATAGACATTTCCATCCGTTGGACTATTAGATAAATATACATCAATATGGTCACCGTCTGTACCTTCTGTACCTTTCAAATAGCCATAATCATAATTCATCTTAACCTTCCATTCTTTACCGCCGGCATCATGCCCCTCACGATACGACCCTTTAGGGTTCTCAATGGAAATATCATAGCCATCTATCTTCAGATGGCCCTTTTTATAATTACCGGCCTCAATTTGGGCTTCGGTGGGATGGGTGTCTACATCCTTACGAACTTCCTCAATAGCCTTATTGACTGAAGGCTTTTCGGAATGATCGTTATTCTTTAATTCTGTGGTTTCTCCGTTTCCGGATTCAGATGATGAATGTGATCCTTTAGAAACTTGCTCTTTTGAGCGTCCTCCTTCGTGTAGGTTGCCTTGGTCTTGAACATTGTTTTCAATTCCTCCTCCACGCTCGGCAGATTCTGTTCCTTGCGTATCTGGTCCTCTGTCTTTATCATTTCCTGGCTCTCGCTGTCTCCTTTGTTTGCTCTCATAAGCGTCAGAGTCCACATCATTGCTTCTTTCCTGTCCATTGTATTTATTGTTAATTGGTTTATATTCTATGTCAAATACCTTGCGTATCGCATCAGCTCGCTTTAATTGTTCTCCCGGGGTTTCACCACCGAAAAGATCAGGCTGTGTTTTGCCCTGTACAAGATCAAAATAATCAGAAAGTGTCTGTTGCATTCCCTTCATCTTCAAACCTTGTAATCTGCATGCTAACTCAAAGGCAAGGTTACTATAGTGTTCTGTTGGTAAAGAACTTTCGGTAAGACTTGTCTGATGAGTATACCCCTGCATGGCACGCTTTGCCTCTTCATAGTTCTTAGCCTGGGCAAATTCCGGTGCCGATTTTGATGCTTCATACCATACTTCAATGGCATTCTGTATCTCTGGTAAGATTCTATCATCCTCAGCACTGTCAAAGTCACGCATGAATGTTGAAAGAATAGCCTTCTGTGCCTTTGCCGGCATCGTGTTGAACATCGTAGGCAAATCACTTACCCCACCTTGGAACAAACTTTGTTTAAGAATATTCTGCAAGTCCATCTTGGCTTCCGGAGTAAGATTGCCCTTTGTATCAAAAGCGCTCTGTACCTGGGTTGGCGAAATAGCACCTTGGTTACTAAGCCATGTTATCGCTTTGTTTCCATTAGCAGCCATCAAATCATTAATGCTTTCATCTTCATCGTTGCTGCCCAGAAGAATATTAGCAAAACGCCCTACCTTATTGCCTAAAGTACGTGAAGCTGTTACAGGATCAATACGTTCAACTCCTCCACTCTCGTTATCCTTGGAAGTAAGCTGCCCTAAACGGATAGCCTCTTCATCCGGAACGTTCAGTTCATTGACCATAACAGGATGCTGCATCTTGCTAAGGGCTTCCTTATCAAGACCGTTTTCTTCTGCATGATCCATAAGATATTTCTTATAAACGTTCTGAGCTTCCGAATAAGCTGGAGAGGAATACATCAACTTAAGGGCGTCACTTCTATTGTTGCCCTGTATTACTTCCCCGTGGGTATTAACAGTAGGCGCTGAGAACTGATAAGCGCTGCCGTCTCCTGTAATCTCTTTTGGATTTATATTAGAAGCAATCTTTTCTGCTGCCATGGAAGAGACATTATCCGTTCGATTCTTTGGCTGAGCTTCATCAATAAAGAAAGCCGGATTACGTTGACCGTTGATATGGGAAGGCTGCAGCTGATCTGCATCAATCACTTTAAGATGTCCTTGAACGGTATCTTTGTTAGAGAACTTTACGTTGCTTTCTTTCCCTGTAAGCCCTTCTATTGCATCCTGACGCTGTATTTGATTCCCATTAACAGAACGGAAGCCACGAGAACGGGCATCTGCCGGCTTATCATTCGTGACATCCGGAACTCCTTTAAGTTTTTCATGCTCTGCCCTTGCATTTTCTTCTTCCTCTGCTTTGGCCTTTTCGTTAGCTTCTATTGCAGCCTTGCGCTCTTCATCAGCTTTCTTCTCTGCGTCTATTTGACGATTAGCCGGCACAGACTGTACTGCTTGCCAATACTTCTTTTGCTGTTCGAGTTGTTCTTTCCCATCTGCAAGTTGCTTATAAGTATCGGCATTAGCAATGTCTGCATCAAAATCGTCACTGTCATCAAGCTTATCTTGCTTTTTCTGAATATCTTTTATCTGTTTGTCTAATCTATCAATCCTTTTACCTATTTTGTGCTTTGTAATGTCTTCATTGTTCTGATAGACTTCTTTTAATGCATCATAGGTATCTTGAGGTGCGGCCTGCTCCCAATTATGAACGGCAGTAATATTGCCTTTATTGTCCGAGACATTTTGCATAGGGATGCGGTCTATTGCTCTTTGTTGAACTTGGGGCTGCTCTTTCTTTTTTTCTGATTCAGATGTCTGCTGTACATCTTTTTCTTGTTTATCCTGTTCGGTGGAATTTCCATTATCAGGTACAAAATTTCCACTATCCGTTATATTGTTAACATTATCCGTTTCTTTATTGCCGTTTTCTGTTCTAATATTAGCGTCATCCGTACTAGGTGAAATGAGTTGATCACTCGTATAAGGTTGAGTGATTTTTCCATTAACAGGACTATCCGTCTGTACCATATACTTATTTTCCAAGTCATCATAGCCGGTTATTAATCCATGAACCGGAGCTCCATTGTCACCATTGACCTGAACATCATCACCAATATTTGGTTGTGCCTGGTTTGATTCACTGTTATTTGATTGTACGTTGGTTTCCTTATAGTTATCAACTCCTTGTTGAAGTTCTTGTTTAGCAATAGAAACAGCTTGCTGATTTCCATCGATAACAGCAAGTACATTCTCTTGGTTTTGGTCTGGACCGATAATTTGTGCTGCATGCTGTTTGCCATCATCACCAAGAAATGTATAATTATCGCCGGTATTGAAAGGCAATACCCCATCAATTTGTTCTGCCTTTTCCTGTGAGAACTGCTGGCGGATATTATTTGCAGCTTCTTGCTTTTCCTGTTCAGGGTCAATAGGTTCATCAACACTTTGTACCTGATCTGCTGATGTCATTTCTAATTTTCCGGTGGCTCCGTCACGAATAATAATACTGTCATCAGAATTGGCTTTGTCAACCATGGAGCCATCCTGCATCATTTGCATCTTACCAGATACGACATATACGGGACGGTCATCCAGCTTCATAGTAGCCGGATGAATCAGATTGTCCGACTTGTTTACATGACTGTCTACAGCAGCATTACTATCTTCGACACGGCTTTCTATATCATCACGTGCATTGTTAATCATGCCGTCATAAGCAGCTTTAGCGTTGGTATAATCCAATATAGCTTGTTGTTTTGACTGATCGGCATTAGTATTACTGATAAAGGACATAGGATCTTTATCTACATCAGCAATAGCAGAATCACCAACCATACTACTTACTTTCTGACGTTGTAATACATATTCTCTTTTGATATTATTCATATCATCCGGCTGGTCTACATCTGTACCACGTATATAGGAAGTTTCTACTTGCTTTTCGTCTTTTGGCTTTTGGGGATCGTTCATCATGGCATTAACGCCATAAACCATACCACGATAGTACATCCTGTTCATGGCGTAGGAACTTAATGCCTTTTTCTGTTCCGGTGTCATTGACTGAGGCGTGATCTTATCAGTAACACTCTCATTATCCCCGGAACTGACGGCGTTATCAAGCTCACGATCGACATTATCCTTGACACTGTCCCATTTGTCACCAAAGGCCTGCGCTGCACGATTGGCAGCTTTATGGACGCTATGCTTGCTTCCGGCCACATCTGCAAGGTAAGCAGCACCACCGGTGATACTACCAAAGCCACAACCCAAAGACAGGGCTAGAGCAGTGTCCTTCATATTCTGCAAACTCCAAATATCACTTAGGGATTGGTCCCCGGTAGCAATAGCGCTGGCAGAATTGCCAAGCATCTCTTCCATCCATTCTCTGAATGGGCCTTGCAGCTCAAACCTGTTGCGTATGTTCTTATATATTTGAAAACCTTTACTTCTGTCCGCACCTGCAACAAACCGATTGACAGCTCCTAAATGGACCTTGTCAAGTGCTTTTTGAGCAACCTTATTCATGCCATGGCCAACAGAAGGAAGATATTCGCCCCAATACTCAGACCAGTTGTTAAACATCGCATCAGCGGTTGCCTTATATAAAGATTTGCCCCAGCTTTCTCCGCCCCTCTGTCCGGTGTATTTCACCTGCCCGGAATTATCCAGACCTCCTTGTGCATCACCAATATGGCGGTTGATAGTATCTGCTGCAACACTTTGCCCTTGTATGGCAACAGTAGTCATACCGGCATCAACCATATCACTCGCCAGTCTGCCACTTATTGCAGAGAAAGTTTTACCCATAAACTTTTTCCCTGCTAATTTTGGAAGATTACGTGCTAGGGTGCCAGAGAGTGATTTAGCTGCAACTTTACCTAAGCCAAAAGCTCCACCCAAAGCTATCTGGACCATGAAAGGAATCATTTGTCCTGTTGTCTGACCTACTAATTCATAGGCATCACTCAGCGGATATTTATCCTTGACTTGATTGTTTAATGCGGATGCCTGCAAAAGTTTCATTTGTGCACTATTGGCATTATGATGCTTATAAGCTTCAACAGCTTGGAGCATTTCTTTGCTATTATTCAGAGCTGTAACACCTGGATCCCAATTATTAATGTCGGTTAATTCTTTACCTGTTCTTCTTGCCGTTTGTGCACCATTACGGACAAGCCAATTACTATTTTGTTCGTCTTGCTCTTTATGAAATTCCTTAAGATGGCTTTCTGTGTCATTGAGCATATTGTCTATAGCAGCATAAGTTCCGACATTGTTCTTTGTATCTTCCTTTGCTCCAACGAGGTATGGATCACCTTCATTTTTACCCAAGGCTCCCATACCGGCAATGTCAGTTCCTGCGTCTTGATCTGACTGCATCTTGGCATTTGACAAATCCTCATTGTTTTGGTCTTTTTGTCTGTCAACAAAAGCCTTCATTAGTATAGAATTGGCATTATCATCACCTAGACTGCGAATTTCACGGAGACGATGAAGAGCATCTGCCTTGGTTTGGGGATCACTGGATGTAAGAGCATCAAAAAGTTTGTTACTTTCATCTGCAAGACTACCATCCTTTGCACTTTCTGCTATGTCAGCTTTCTTCTGTCCGACTACCTCATCTTGTGCTTGTTGGCCATACTCCCTTACATTGCCTTCATTAGAAGTCATACCAATAAGAGGCTGCCCATTTTCATCTGTTACAAGATTCCCTTGCTCATCGCGCTGCACGGTTGGCGCGAATGCTGGGGAACCCGTAATATCACCATAACGATCTTTATCCATGCCGACATCAAGAACATTGTGCAAAGGTTTTCCTGTTGCTTCTTCATATTGCAGATTATCCTGCATCTGCTGTGCTGTTTCTGGCATTCCGGATGCCTTTTGCGCTTCTACGTCTCCTTTAATGCCTTTATCAAGCATAGCAGTATGGTGCCAATTAGCACCATACTGCTGAGTGTGTTGATTGTCCGTATTATTTAGTCTGTTTTTCTGGGCAGTGACACCTTGCTGAACGGCATGCTTTACATGAGGGTTTGTGACATCATCATTCATAGCCTGAATATTCCCCTCAGTCTCAGTAGCACGTTCTTTAGCTACATCACCAACCATTTTGCCGGAACCAATAGCATCTGTATCAAGTTGTCCCCAATCACTAGGTACAGAAGGTCCAGTTGGCTTATTAGAAGAATACACATGGTTACTCTTCCGATTAGCTGTATTATATTCATCTACTCCCAAATGAGCACGAAATTGATACGGATGGCCTACGTTGGCACCATTATCTTTAAGCAGCTTCCATATATGGCTATTGTAATTTCGGTCATCCATTTTTCTTTGGAA